GCCGGCCCAGCAGCTCCAGAGCCTTGAGCTTATCGCAGGTGGTGACCTTGATGCCAAACTTGGTCTCTTCCACGCCTACCAAGGCGGCCCGCTGCTCGGCGTCCAGATCGTCGGTGTCGGTCAGCACTACGCGGACGCCCCCGACCACTTTGGCGATCCCGCCCCGGTCAGCGTGCGCGATCTTGTAGAGCTCCTGGACCACCCAGTCCTGCGTGACTCCGGTGCGCTCCTCCCGGTCCGCCATGGCTTTCCGGATCTCCGCCTGGACATGAGTTTTATTGAGCAGTTCCACGGCAATCCGGGCCGCGCTCTTGGGGCTGTATCCCGCCCGGATCGCGGCCTGTGTGGCGTTGAGGTCCACCAGGTACTCCGCAACAAACCGTTTTTGCTTAGGCGTCAGCTTGGCCATCCTCAACGCCCTCCTCTCCACATAAAAATACCGTGCAGGGATCCACTCCTACACGGTAATTGTCGCATAGATAAACATGCTCCGGACCGCCAGTAGCGGTCTCGCTCATAAAAAATTTTGCCGCCCCAGCAGATAGTCTACCGGAACCTCAAAGAAATCCGCCAGTTCAACCAGAGTTCCGAGTGAGGGCTCACGCTCTCCCCGCTCATACGCGGCTATCATACCTTTGCTCAATCCACAGCACTCGGATAATGCTTTTCTGTTCATCCTTCGCCGCTCCCGCAGCTTCTGGAGCCTACGGGGGAATCCTTCTGTCATGGGCACCTCGCTTTCTCAATTCGCGCTTTCAGCGCCTGCATCAGTGCCTCCTGACTATCTCCCTTGTCGTGCAGAGCCGCCACCACATCCTCGTCCATGCCCCCCTGGACCACCAGGTGGTGCACGATGACCGGATGGGCCTGGCCCTGTCGGTGCAGACGCTTGTTGGCCTGCTGGTACAGCTCCAGATTCCAGTTGGGGTATCCGTACCACACCGCGTGGTGCCCACCGTTCTGGAGGTTCAGGCCGTAGCCGCAGGAGGCCGGATGGGCCAACAGCACGTCCGCTCCTCCAGCGTTCCAGGCCTGCTCATCCTCCGCGCCCTGGTACACCCTGGCCCGCAGGCCGGTCTTGCTCAGCAGCCCCATCAGCCGGTCCCGCTCATGCTGGAACCAGTAGAACACCAGGACGTGCTCCCCATGCAGCTGCTCCAGCACCTCGGAGAATGCCTCCAGCTTGCAGTCGTGGACCCGGACGGCCCGGCCGGCCCCATCGTAGACCGCCCCGCTGCAAAGCTGCAGCAGCTTGCCGTTCAGCACGGCGGCGGACTGGGCCGTGATGGTGGCCTCATCCACCTCCAGCAGCATCTCCCGCTCCAGCTTCTTGTAGGCCCGTTCCGCCGGTCCATCCAGAGCCACCGGCACGATGTCCTCGATGCAAGCCGGCAGAGTCAGATAGTCCTCGGTCTTCATGCTTACGCAGATATCTGCGATGGCCGCGCGGATATTGGCATCCGCCCCGTCTTTCGGGGAGTAAGTCCGGTACATCTGCCCGGGGTGCGCCCAGTCCTGGTTGAAGAAGATCTTCCGGTACTCGGTCATGGTCTTGCCCAGGCGGGCCCCGCCGTCCAGCAGGTAGACCTGCGCCCACAGATCTTCCAGGCCGTTGGGCGCCGGCGTGCCCGTCAGCTCGATCAGCCGCCGGATTCGGGGCCGGACCAGCTTAAGTGCCTTAAACCGCTTGCTCTGCGGATTCTTGAAGCTGGTGGATTCGTCCAGCACAACCAGGTCGAAGGGCCAGTCGTTGCGATAGTAATCCACCAGCCACGGGATGTTTTCCCGATTGATGACCCACACGTCCCCATGGGCGTACAGGGCCTTTACCCGGCGCTGCACGCTTCCCAGGACCGGTATGACCCGCAGGTGCTTCAGGTGATCCCATTTCGCCGCCTCGTTGCTCCAGGTCGCCTCAGCAACTTTTTTGGGCGCCACTACCAGCGCCTTGGCGACGCCCCAGCGGTTATATTTCAGCTCGTTGATGGCGGACAGGGCGATGACTGTCTTGCCTAAGCCCATCTCCAAGAACGCACCAAGCGCTGGGTCCTCCACCATGCGGCGGATGCAGTAGCTTTGATACTCATGCGGGATGAACTTCATTGGGCCTCACCTCCTCCACAAACGCCTTCACCTGCCCCAGTCCTTTCAGCACCCGAACGTCCGCGCCGCGTTTTCGTATTTCGTCCAGTTGCCATTTCTGGATGTTTGCCAAACGACCCACTTCGGTCTTCAGCTCCACAAACACGATCCGGTTCCCGGGCAGCAGTACGATCCGGTCCGGCACCCCTGGATTGCCTGGTGAGACGAACTTGAAGCACAGGCCCCCCATCTCCCGTACCATGCGCACCAGTCTAGCTTCAATGGCGCTTTCTTTCAAATTTGGCATCTCCTTTGCTTCGCGTGCACGCGCGTTACGCGCGCGGAACACATATCGCGTATAGAGCGTATTAGGCGGGTATATACGTCTCTATTTCTCTATTTATTATCTATCTATAGTATAAAGGTTACCTCGTTACCTTTCGTCTCAAAGCCTTGCGGCCCAGTCGGTACAGGGGTGACTTTGAAGGTTACCGCAAGGTTACCAAGTTACCGCCTAAAAGGTAACCTTCTTGAAGGTTACCCCCCAAAGGTTACGCTCAAGGTTACCCCTTTTTGAAGCCCTTTTGAGCCCCATACGGCCCAAATTTTTTTGCGCCCTCAAATTTTTTCCACCCAGGCATCGCGGCGATCACGTCGTTGATCTCCCGGGCTTCCGTGTACTTCATGCTCTTCGCGTCGCCACCCAGGGCCTCCACCCACACCTCCAGGGCGCACACTCTCTCCCGGTTCACCAGCCTGACGTTTTCCCCACCGGCCATACCTCCGCCCCAAAAAGCCTGTCTCTGTGGCAGTTTCCACCGGTGCCAATCCTCGGGCACTCGCCGGTTGACAAAATCTTGAATGAGCCCTTCCCGAACCGAAACCTCCCGGTGTTCCTCCTGCGCCGCCCGGGCCTTAGCTTCCAAGTCCTCGGACAGATATAGCGGCTCGCCAAGTTTCCAGTAGGCGACGGCCTCCGCCCAAAGCTGGTCTATCTCTCCGTCCAGATCGGTAAAGACGCTTTTGTGCCTGGGCCTCACACCCACGTCGATGGGCCAGAAACGGCGGTTTCCGGTCCGGTCCTGCAGGTACTCGGGGCTGTTTGTGGTGCCGAAAAAGACGCACCGGCGCGGCTGTTCCTTCACGTGGCGGCCATAGGCCGCCCGAAAGCGGTCCGCCTGCTGGCTAATGAACTGTTTGATCCGGCTGACGTCGGAATTTCGAAAAGCCTGCAGCTCCGCGATTTCGACTAGCCATACGCCCTGGAGAAGCTCCGACGCCTCTTTCCCCGCGAATGTACTGAGGCTGTCGTTAAACCATCCCCTGGACATCTTATACAGCAGCGTGCTCTTTCCGATGCCCTGGGGCCCGCTCAGTATGGTCATGTTGTCAAACTTGGCTCCCGGCCGCATGGCCCTGGCCACGGCGGCGACGAAAGCCTTGCGAGTCACGGCCCGGATCAGCGGCGTATCCTCCGCCCCCAGGTAGTCGATGAACAGGGTATCCAGCCGGGGCTCCTCGTCCCAGTTTAGCCCCTCCAAATAGGCCGTCACATCGTTGAAGCTGTGGGCGTTGCTGTGCAGGGATAACGCTCCGTCCACCTTCCCGTTGGAGGTTATCTGGTAGTACTTTTCCAGATACCAATAGAGCCCAGCGTTGTCGTTGTCCCCCCATAGCCGCCGCTCCCCGGTCTGATCCCAGGGCAAAGGGCCCAGCACCTCACCCCTGCCTGCGAATTTGTTGAGTGCAAATTTATCTTTTAGGTTTGAATCGTGTTCCAGGATCAACCATACATTGTCGATGGTGGGCAGCGGGAGTCCTGTTTTCGAGTGGGTCTTCAGCAGCGCTTCCCAGCCTTCGTCCTTCGGTTCTGCTGCCTCTGTGCCGGGTCCGAAGGCCACCCGCAGCTCCTCCCGCCGTTCCTCGGCGATAGCAGTCTTAACGGCCTTATCTGCCGCTGCTAGGCGCTGCATAGCCTCATAGGAGGGCAGCCGGTTGGTGGGCACAGATCGGAAGAG